GTTGTCGGTTAACGTCGAGCGATAGTTCGCAAGCGTTGTTGATAAAAGTGTGTCAAAATTACTATTTGGGGACACCATGATTGATTACTCCTGTTGTTTAGTGCTAGCCGTTAACTTGGCGTTTTGCCAACTCAAATGCATCGCGTAGTGTGGTTACGGGTTTGGAAGCAACGTCTGCGCTTTTTGAAGAAGCGCCCTTAGACACGACAGACGCATCCCGTTTGGATTGAACAATAGTTTTTTCTTCTTCTGCCTTCTTGGCTTTCACCTGCGAGGTAGTTAAACTTTGTTCAAATATTCGGTCAAACGCTGTCTGTTTATAGACGGCTTCCAGATTAGAGTTACCTGTAGCCAAAGCTTTAGCAACTACTTCATCTGCATCAAACGCATCACCATACTTCCGTGACAGAGACTCAACTGTCTTTTCCAAATCTCGCACTGCTTTTTCTTGCTCAAATGCTTTCATTCGGGTTTCTAGTTGTCGGTATTGTTTCTCAACAGGGTCCATATACAGTTCATCTTCATCAGATGTTTGCTGTTCGTTTAACCCATAATGTTGTTTTAACAATTCCAAAGTATCGCCGGGATTGTTTTGCAAGGCTTCTTGCAAAGCAGTTCCAAACTGTACCTGTTTCCGTTGCTCACTAAGTTCCTGCGTCTTACGGGTATAATCCGCCTGACGCTGATATCCAGCAAGCGCCTCTTTCAGTGGTACATCAATTTCTTCACCAGCAACGTTTAGTTTGACAGGTCTGTCAGCGTATTCGTCCCAAGTAAAATAATCTTTTGCTACTTCAGGGGCTTCACCTATTTCCGTGCCTAAATCTGCTTGTCCATATTCTGGGGCTTCAAACGCACTATCAACGGTGTTATCATTACTCATAGAGTCCTCCAACGGTTTGCTCTATACCTAACGCAAAAGCGTTACATAGGTAATTGAGTATTTGGTAGTGGCGCGCCCTGTCCAAGAAGTTGTGCAAGTATTTCTGGTGGTATTCCACTAGGCATAGCCATGCCGCCCGTTGGCGGCATTGGCCCCATATCAACTGGAGGACCCTGTTGCATAGGTGGACCTTGTGGTGGCATTCCCTGTGGTGGCATTCCTTGTTGTGGCAAAGGTTGACCATCAGGACCCATTCCAGGAGGTACAGGCATCATCGCTTGTGGGGTCACAAACGATGCTGCTCCACGAATACCAAAACCATACTGCAAAATATATGTAGCCAACTTAGGCATATCGAGAATACCAGCACCAGCAAACGGAGCCATAGCGTCCACAACCTGCATAGCCATCTGACGACGAAACGACTCGTTGACAGGCTGAGTTGAACCACCCTCAACAACAAAGTCAAACTCACCTTGAATGAAGTCCCGGTCAAACTCCAACCAAATAGGTTGAGCTTCTGAACCAACGATACGCACAGCCTGCTCACCAGTCATGTACTGCTGTGCAAGCATAATCATGCGACGACCACAATCACCGATACTCTTTTCAACAATGGCCAACTTGTCTGACACACGTGCGTTCGCGGCATCTTGAATGATTGCTGCTTCTGTAGCTGTGCGACGAATCTCTGGCATTCCGCCACCCTGATATTCGTTAAGTCCAGAGACTGAACGAATATCGTCAGAGATAAGTTGAGACTGGTTGTAGAACTCAGGTGGGTTAATAACTGCCGGCATTGGCACAATAATGTTATTGATGTTATCTTCTGAGATAACAGGGACCATCACATTGTCTTCATCGCTTTCAAGAGCGCTACGACCATCAGTATCAAACGCTGTTTCCTTGTATAGCCACTTACGGGAATACCGTTTACGGTGACTCATCATCTGTGTACGAGTAAGGTTCAATTCGTGCTGTAACGGCTCAATTGCTTCCAGTTCGCCCATTGGGTAGAAGTGGTCTGGCACATCATAGTTGCGAATCATCACATACGGATGTCCGAACGCAAATGGCATCTTGGTTGGCGAAACAAGGAACTTCTCGGCACCATCACAGAACACAGACATAGTGTTTCGGTCAATGTCGTACCATTCCCAAATTTCTACATAAGCGTTGTTTTTGTCGGTTGCCAATCGTGGACGAAACTGGTCCTGTCCAAACTTTGAGTAATGCGATGGAGCAGCTTCCGCGCGGGCGGAAGCGTTGTATCGTTTGTCTTTCTTGACATCTTCTAATGGCCTTCTAGTGCGTTGTGCAATCCAGCGAATGTCATCCATCGATGTTGCATCTGGGTCAACATACATATCAAACAAAGAAACACGCTCAACAAAGCATCTATCTTCCTTGATGATTAACTCTGACTCAATCGGAGCCTCAGGGCCAGGTGTAGCCAGTTCGTCATACGAATCAAAGTTTGGTGTTTCGTCTTTAGCTTTTTCTTCCTCTACAAAACGATAACCAGTCTTAACCCAACCATGTCCGCAGATAAGGAAGTCTTTGACAGCACGACGAAATTGTTCTTGGCAACCATAATGTTGCCACCAATAGTTGATAATGGCTTCTGTAACAACAGCTTTGTCAGCATCTTCTGGGCGTTTAGCGTTAACCGTAATTTTTGGGTGGTTAATAGATACAGCAGGTGAAATAACGTTAATAGTTGCAAAAGCAATATTGACCAACAGTTGGTCTTCTTTAATATCGGTGCGGTGATGCTTGCCTCGATACAAATCAATCAGACGACTCCACAAGTCGTCATAGCGTTCTTCTGTTCGCCACCTTCTAGACTGCTCTATCTTTTCTCGATACTTGGTTAAAAGTTCTGTGTTAGTTATTCGTGCCATCTTTGTCCTTTACACCATCATGCCAGCCAATATGACTATCAATTTTCTCGCCTAACCTGTCAACCTTACGACCAAGAATACGCATCAAGATTTGTGCCTCTCCATGCTGAGCGTTATTCTCTTTACGAACCTTATTCATAATTATCAATAGTGGCCCACTGATGATTGCTACAAGAATGGGAACCACAATTTCGGACATGTCATTAAATCCAATTTGTCACAGGCTCAGCGTTAATACCTGCCGATTTGGCGTCAGCCAATTGCTTGTCTTGACGCTCTTTGATTGTTGGACCATGAAAATCTGTTTTACCGTAAGTAAATCCTAGATTGACGGTACTAATGTGGCATTTAAAACAAATAGCACCCCTTCTAGGTAACTCTGGTGCATAAAATGCTGTTGAACAGCCAGTACAAGTTATGTTTAACATCAATAGAACTCTAAATCGTTACTTTGCGAATATTGTTTGAACCAATCGGTATCCGACCAGGTTTTTCTAACTTAGGAATCTTTGTAGCCCACCAATCAAAGGAGTTCTTTTTAAGAACTTCTTTTGAACGGTACTCTGGCAACCAAACATATTTAAGCATTTGATTAGCAATAGCCAAAGACATAACTCTGTCATCATGCGGAGAACCATGCATCTTGCCGTTCTGTTCACGGATAAAAGTACGCAACTCGGCAATAGTGGCTTTGCACATAATCTCAATAGCACCATCACGCATGTTCCCATTCAACTCATCAATAGCTAACGGCTTAGACACTGAGGTTGTGCGCCAACCCAAAGATTCGCTAATCGTTGGGTTGCGCTGACCCAAACGCCTTTGACGGAACATGTTTTTATAACCAACCCTTTGCAACCCTTTTAGGGTTGTTAACCCGTGGTTATTAGATTCGACACCGATAAGACAATGGTTATACCACCAACCTAAAGCGTGTAGCACTTCTTCACCATAGATGTCTGCGTCCACATGGCCGTGCCAATGTGCCGCAACCATCCCAGTTTCAACATTAATTACATGTGCCGTACTGTAGTCACCATGCCCCAGGCCTTCAGCAACGTCAGCACCCATAACATAGATTTGACCACGCTCCGGAAACTCCCACACAGAAAGCTCACCACCATCTTCACGGAACTCGTACATTCCCTTGCCAGGGATTTTGTGTAAGTACCCACGATTAGGTTCCGCAGGCTCGTACGCGCGTAAGGCTTCCAAGTCAAACACAGGACGACCAGAACGGATAAACGCTTCATCAGGGTCAGATGGATACTCTTGTGCCAACTGCCAATCAGGTAAGTCACGTTTCTTTGCTTCATACCATTCATCGTCACGGTCGCCAGCAGACCAAGGGAAGAAGATGCCAGTAAACCTGTTTGTGTTGGTTTGAGAACCAACCCACAGTTCATG